CAGCGTTGTTTGTGTAATACTCCATCCGATACGCTGAAGTATTATCTTGGTAACCAGTGTATTTTGTTACAAAACCAGTTTGACCAATGAGTAAATCTCCATTCCTACGAGAGCAAAAACTTTGTGGCGCAATGCTGTCCCATATCGTTACACGATAAGACCCATCTTCTAAAGTTGTCTTAGTGTCAAAGCAGAAAACTTTTCCTGCTGTGGGGCAAGTTAACAAGTAAAAACCATTCTGTTCAGAATAGACTGCTCTTAACTGAGTGTCTGATTCACTTGCAACTGTGGCTAGAAAATCGTTTCTAATGTTCTTAGACAAGTCGCCTAAAGGTGCAGACTTTTCTTGCACTGTACGCAAGACAGAACGCAATCCACTGCCACTCAAGAAAACAACATCCTTGCCTGTGTTTTGTATTGTGTCTCTTGCTATGCACCCAACACTTGAGATAGTGTCGGAAAGCGTCATGGTTGATGGAGTAGTGGCATTTGCATAAATCAAGATTTGCCGTCTACCAAAGATAAACAAGAATCCGTTATGAGCCGCCAACCCTATTATTTCATCTGAGCCGTTAGACCAGACACGGGAAACATCTAACGTACCTGAAGTACCAGTAGACCAAACAAAACCCGACAACAAATCAGAGAACGATACTGTTGTGTTGTTGGTGGTTGTGTTGGCTGCCCAAATACGACCATATGCAGAGATTGCCACATTTGCGCTAGGAACAGTACCAAGGTAACCAGACTTTTCAGTTACTCGGCGAAAAGTTGTGGTGGAAACAGCAGGGTCGTAAATAATTGGGTCATTGTTTAGTTGAAAAAAATAAACAATGCCGTTAAGACTCGCAGCTTGCCAGTTGCCTGCATTAAAGTTTGGCGCAGTTGCTGGGCCGCCATACGTCAATTCACTAATAGTGCCTAGACTTGAAGCGCCTTGCGTGTATTCTGCAAGAGGTACGCCGTTAGAGCCATATTGAGCAATGTTAAATTCGGCTACAGCACCCGCTGTAGACAAACCAAGTTTAAACAGTTTGCCATTACCAAAAAATAATACAGTAAGTGTGCCATCAGTTTGGATCAACTCATGGATTACTGTAATTTGATTTGCGCCTAACGTGCCGCTAGAAGTGTTAATGTTTTGATACCCTTGCCTCGCACCCAATCGACCAAACTTGTCAATGACGCAGTTAAGTGCAATACCAGCAAACCCACTCGATATTTCTAGCGATGGGTCTTGTGTATTCAACCCCAAAAAAGCTGGTGCTGATACGCTAGAAACTTGGAGTGCTTTGCTCATACCGCAACAAACTCCTGATTCTCAGGATAACGAGTGCCTTCCAAAGCAATGTAGTCAGACAACATAGATTTATATAGTTGATATGCTTCAGATGAATTAAAACCACCATCTTCACCACGTTCAATCAAGGCACGAGAATAGGCATTCTGAACTACTAAAACGTCAGGAACAGCCACAACAGTTGCATCTAATGCCAAGGTAGCCTGTGGCACTGTTAAGGCAAATTTAATTGTGTAAACAGCATCAGGTATTGGGTATAAATTTACCTTGGTGTCGTAGCTTGCATCAACTCCATCAAAAGCAAATTCTGTAGGTATTTGATTAGCAAGTGGTGTAAAATTTAATTTACGATTCATGTCTACAAAGCTAATATTTTTAAGTCCTACATTACTTGTAGTGTTAATGACATCCATCACTTGAAACTTCTGACCAGCACCTGTCAAAGAATAAGATGATGTAGATGCTACTGTGGTAACAGTAATAGTTTGACCCAAAGCATTCCAAGAAAAAGCATCTTCAATCTGACGCTTAGCATCATTGACAAACTTGCCAATTAGTGTGGAATAAGAATTAAGAACGACAGTGGTAACTGTTGGCTCACGCAACCTTACTAGTACATCGTTTACAAGTTCAAGGTAGGTCATAGTCTAGTCAACCCTTCAAGTTCAATTGTTGCAATTATTGTGAATGTAGACCCAGACTCACTTGTGGCTTTAAGAATATCACCTTCTTCAAGTACTAAGTACGACTCACCAAAATCAAAACCAGTTGTAAAAGTTGTTACCGCTTGCTGATAGCTAATTGCATAAGTTACAGCCGCTGAAGTGTCTGTCCAATCAAGAGAAATGTATTTGGTTGAGCCTGTTTTATTGGTTGCTCGTACTAACACGACTTTGGCGTAATAACCAATCGGGCAAGTAAATACCGATGTCAGCGTGTTAGCTGTAAGATTGGCTGCAACGGACACTGCTCTCATTTTGCTTTTGCCTTATTCCTTGCGGAGATAGCTTTAGCTTTTGCCTTTGCGTCAGCCTTTGAGGTTGCACCCCATGCCTTGAGCGAAAGAAGCAGTCTTGTTGGTTCACCATCCTTGAACTCTGCACCAGCATTGTTGCCCATGCGAGCCAAGAAACTTGCTCTGCGAGGGTTATCCCCCGACTTTACTGGCGGCTTCAGATTACCACCAGTTTCCGCATTATAAGATGATCTCCCTCTGGCATTCAAGCCGCCTTTTGGATTTTGACCAGCTTTTGTTTGCCAAGTGGGTGTTTTCATCTTTACCTCATCTAAACTTTGATGTCTTCTTTGCAATGCTCTTTGGTTGGGCAACAAACTGTTTACCAGATGCAGTACCTTTGCGCTTGGCTTTGGAAGTTGCCGCATACTCAGCAGCACTCAAAGACTTAATTGCCGCCTCTGGCAGATACCTCTCACCCGTCTGGGATGAGGGCTTACCCGACTTGGTGCGCCATTTCTGCTTTCCCCAATCCTTGAGAGATTGTTGTGGGTCTTTCACTTCTTAGCCTTTGGCTTAGATGGTGTGTGCGTCAAAACCTTGCTTGATGCAGAATGCTTTGCGCCCGTCATTAAAGTTGAACCCACCTTGTGAGTATCACCCTTGTACAGCTTGCCATCAGGCAAATAGTGTGGTTTGTCTTTGCTCATGTCTTGTAACCCCCGCCCTTGGCTTTGTACTCTTTGGCGAGCAATTGTGCTTTTCTTGCTGACCACTCACCAGAATCCCCGCCTGATGACCCTGCTTTAATCTTCTCAAACAAGGCTTTTCGCATGGTGGGCTTGGTGTAAACCCCTGCTTGATTGACCTTAGATTTGGTTTTCATTTGTCAATACAACACTTTTGCCGTGATGGTTCCAGAGGTGTATGCAGTGCAGTTTGCCCGCAAATACTTAGGAGCATTGGCTATGGTGACTATGCCATCAGCAGTCAAAGCAGTGCCAATTGTGTCAAAGGTTGTCCCATCTAAGCTACCTTGGAATGCAACAGTTGCGGTTGTAATGCCACTAACTTGCAAGAACGCTGGTTGACCAGCATCTGCTTGTACAGATTTAGAAGCACCTGTAGCGACAACAGCACTCAATAGAGTGACGGGAGTGGTTAGAGATGCCATTACTTACCTCTTGAGGATTTCTTCATCATGTTGGTAGCAGTCCTGCCACCACGCATAGGCATAGGCATTTTAGGCTTACCAACTGCAACCATAATAGTCACAGGAACGCCCTTTTTCTTACCCTTGCTTGAAGTCTCTTTAGCCTTACCACCCATTGTTTTTCCGTACATAATTTTCCCCTTATTTCCACAGTCTGTCAGCAACAAAGGTAATCACACCACCCATAAATGAAGCGATGGTCATACCCATCCAAAAACCACCCTTGCCTTTATTGGCGAGTTCAAGCAATGCTTTTACATCGTTACTCAATTGAGTTACTTGACCATTTAGAGCCTCTACTTGAGCCTCTAACCTACCAAAATCTCTTGCGTCAATTTCAGCCATTTGCAACCTTTCGGGGTCTTCCCATACGCTTGATTGTTGGAATGACAGGCGCACGAAATGCGGTATCTGTTCTAACTTCTGATTCTATGGTTACTTCTGGCTCATCTACTCTCACATACCCTTGATGACCCCTCATAGAGTCAATGTCGTGCTGGTATGTAAAACTTACAGTGTTACCTGTTTGAAGACAGCGAAAAGTAGCCATAAAACCCTTAAATGAGAAAGGGGGGACTAGCCCCCCAATCTTTATACCATTCGAGCAATAACCAATTTAACAGTGGTTGAGGCCAAATTAACAGCCGCACCAGTTGTATTAGTTGTTGCAATAGTCACTGTGTTTGCCGCTGAAACGTAAGCACGGCGAACTAAACCCGCCTCATCTACACCAGCCGACATACCAATAACCATATCGCCAAGGGCAACGCCAGAAATAGTCACAGTATCAGTACCAGCGGCTTGGTCTGCAACAGATGCAGAATCCAAAGTGCAAGTAACTGTCCATGTATCACTGAACAAACCCCGAAAAGAATCGTTGTCTCTGTTTAAAACAACTGCTGTTGCTGCTGCCATTTTGATTTCTCCTAATTAAGTTAAAAAAGTCCCCCCACCACTAGGGCAGGGGGCGCAACTGCAATTAGGCAGGAACCAACAAAGCGAACATAGATGCAGACCTAGCCGCACCAGAACTTGCTGCATTACGCAGAATTTGCACTCCATACAACGTATCCGCTGTATACAGAGTTGCAAGGTAGGGCTGTTGGTACTGAACTTGTGAGCGAATAGCCATTTGTTCAACCAAAACCAGAGAGTCTTTATGACCCATCAGGCAAACTCGTGGGTTATTAGTACCTGAACCTGTGTCGCAATTGCTTGAAACAAAGACAGGGATACCATACAAGTTACCGATTTCACCAGTGCGAATGGTACTGTTAGTACCACCAACAAAGGCTTGTTCAGTGTAACGAGCCAAACCCATCAAAGTGTTGCGGCTTGAGGGAGGAATCAAGAAGAAACGCTGATCCATTGGGGTATCAGTGTCGTCCAGACGCTGAATGGTGCGGCGAATAGCGGCATCGGTCAATGCTGACTCATTGTTGTTTGCGGCAACATAAGCAGTAGTACCATCACCACCAATAAAAGCACCAGTTGCATACACGTTTGTACCAGCACCGCCATTGGTTGAACGACCCAACTGAACCAAATCAGTATCGACTTGTTTAGCCAAAGCGTAACCAGCGTCAGAAGTGTAGAAGTTACGCAAGCTGTTTAAGGCTTGGGCTTCAACAATATCCTCAATCAAACGGCTATATTCGTAATGCTTGTTTATAGAAACTGTAACTTCAGACTCTGTAGCAGCAATCAAAGTGACTGCTGTTTCAGCGGCTTTAGCAGAAGCAGAACCACGGGTAGGTGCGGGAATGTGAATTACATCACCCTTCTTACCCTTAAAGGACATCTTCATAATGAGGTTCGCAAGAACCAAGTTTTTCTTGTAGGCAGCTACAATTTCATCACTCCAAATGTCTGGAATGAACTTGTCTGCCGTAGTTACAGTAACTGAATTACTGGGGGAAAATGCTGTTGCCATGTTAAATCTCCAAAAAACGATAGGTTAAATTATTTGACCCGTCCGTCCTGATAAGCCTGCATGATTTCTCCGCTTAACTGCTCATAACGATCTGGGTCGGTCATTTTCAGCCGAATTAGATCAGCCCTTCGATAGACTCTCTTTCCAGACTCTCCACTGCCACCTACATCAACTGTCGCCGCTTTAAGGTTAGACTTGCGCTGAGTTTCCCCTGCATCATTAGTCTGTTTAGCCTTAACACCACGCAATTGCTTATAGGTACTTAATAGTTCATTAGCACTGTCGTAATCAAACTCACCATCAGCTTTTGCATACAAACCTATACGAATAGGTGAAGATTTCACCCAATTCACAAAGTCTGCATCTTGAGCAATCTGACCAAAATCAGGATGCTCTGCCGCCAGCTTTTGCTGAATCTGCATCTTTTTGAACTCTTGACCAGCTTGTCTAGCCGCAAGTACATCAGGATGGTTATCAACTGTTCTACGAACTGCCTCTTGTGGATTCTCGAAAAAATCTACTTCTGGCTCTTTTTCAATAGGTTGCTGCTTAGAGGAGAGGTTTTGCTTTATGAGTTCATCTGCTAGCTTTCGCACTTCCCCAACTTCCTGCGCTTGCTTTCCAATCAGCTTCTCAGCTTCTTGGTGCATCTTGACCACTTCTTCCAAAGATTTCTGCCTGTATTTCTCAGGCATCTCAGACAAGGGTTCTACAACAGGTAGTTGCTTCTTTTGCTCGACTGCATCTAACTCACTTAGCGACTCATCTTCATTGTCAATCAACATATTTCTTCCTTTTCCTGCCGTTCATCGGTTCTAGGACATTCAACTCGGCATTTCTGCTTATGAGTTGTGCTTTTGCTCCCACTTCAGTTGATCTAGGTGTTTCTTCTCGAACTTCCCATGTTCTGATGGGAAAGAACCAGACCACCCTTCTAACTTGAAGTTAGGAGCAGACAAAATGCGGTTGGCTGTTTCTCCGCACTCACACTTGAAACTCTGTAACTCATAATCACAGAGTCTTTCTGTTTTATGCCCGTTTGCACAGGCAAAATCAAACATTCTTTTCATTCAATTCCTCATACGCTCTTTCGCTGACCTCTTTCAAGGTTTTCAGCCAAGTCAGAATAGAAAGTTCACCTTTTTTAAACATTAAGGCATTTCCATCAGGAATAACGCTTAGATTATTAAGGGACTCTATCATAATGTCAATATCTACGGACAAATCCTTCCAACCCTCTGTTGACATCATGTCAAAGCGGCTTTCGTAGTATTTCTGCAAATCGGGACTCATGGTGCGTCAGGCCAAGTAATAGTCCAAGGGAAACCAGCTTGTAATGGCACATCACGCAGGGCTTGGCGATAAGTAGCCCACAAAACTTTGTCAACAGGAGAGTCGGACAATTGAGTCCAGTCTGTATTAGCTATTTTCTCATTCCGTTCAGTGCGAATCTCCAAGGCTTTGCTATTGTTGCGCTCTTGTACTTCTTCAGCAGCCATGTCACGCACCCGCCAGACTTGAGTCCAGCGTTGATATTCCGTGCTAAAAACAGGTGGGTCTTCCTCAAGCACTTGAGTGTTGGAAACCAAGGGTTGAGCTTCAGTAGCTACCCGAAACATACCAAACTCTTGCAACAACGCATTGGTTGGATTTGCAGGAAAACTGACGTTTGGATGCGCCATTTTTAGCTGGTAAATGTTATACGGATACTGGTCTACAGCACCATCTTTAATGAGTGCAAACATAAATTACACCACTTGTTTTTTAATGACCGCCAACATGATCTTAGCTTTCTTCTGCTCCAGTTTTTCACTGGTCAGTAGTGAACGAAGCTGCTCTGTAAATTCCGAAAGTTCATTGCGCTCGTCTGGCGACAAGTTACCAATTTCTTCTAGCGCAAGAGCGTAGTTGTCAATGTTGATTTGGTAAGTCATTACCTCTTGCACACGCCCCTCAAGAGACATTGCCAGAATTTCTTCTCGTGTTTTTGGGGTTTCAATGGTTTTATCTGTCATGGTTTTCCTTTTAAGTTACGAAACAATTTGTCCAAATGCTACCCCAAAGCCAATACCAGTTGGTAACGTAGCAGGATTAGTATATTTAGTTCCAAAACCTGAACCAGACCAAGGATAGGCTGTAATATAGGGGCTAGTGTCGTGAGCTACTGCAATATTTAAACTGTCGGAGCTAAAAGCTACGCCATAACCAGTACTAGCTGGTAGGGTAGCTGGATTAGCGTATTTAGTACCAAATCCTGAACCACTCCACGGATAGGCTGTAATAAATGGAGTAGTGTCGTGAGCTACTGCAATAGCAGACCCGTCAGGGCTAAAAGCTACACCCCTACCAGTACTAGCTGGTAGGGTAGCGGGGTTAGAATATTTAGTACCAAATCCTGAACCACTCCAAGGGTAGACTGAAATAAAGGGAGTAGTTGAGTGAGCTACCGAAATAGCAGAACCATCAGGCCTAAAAGCTACGCCCCTACCAGTACTAGCTGGTAGGGTAGCTGGATTGGCATATTTAGTACCAAATCCAGAACCAGACCAAGGGTAAGCTGAAATAAAGGGGGTTGAAAAATGGGCTACTGCAATAGCAGACCCGTCAGGGCTAAAAGCTACGGTATTACCAGTACTAGCTGGTAGGGTAGCGGGGTTAGCGTATTTAGTACCAAATCCCGAACCAGACCAAGGATAAGCTGTAATAAAAGGAGTAATTGAGTGAGCTGCTGCAATAGCTGAACCGTCAGGACTGAAGGCTACGCCATTGGCTTGACTCGGTGGCAATGTAGCTGGATTAGTGTATTTAGCTCCAAACGAAGAACCAGTCCAAGGGTAAACTGAAATAAATGGAGAAATGTTGTGGGCTACGGCAATATTTAAACCGTCAGGACTAAAATTTACACCCCTACCAGTACCAGTTGGTAGGGTAGCTGGATTGGCATATTTAGTACCAAACCCAGAACCAGACCAAGGGTAGGTTGAAATAAAAGGTGTAGTGTCGTGAGCTACTGCAACATAGCGATTAATGGGATTGCCAACAGTACTCCATGCTACGCCATAACCATTACCAGTTGGCAACGTAGCAGGATTGGCATATTTAGTACCAAATCCCGAACCAGACCAAGGGTAGGCTGTGATATAGGGGCTAGTGGTGTGGGCTACTGCAATATTTAAACCGTCAGGGCTGAAGGCTACGCCATAACCAGTACTAGCTGGTAGGGTAGCTGGATTAGTATATTTAGTTCCAAATCCTGAACCTGACCAAGGATAAGCTGAAATTCTAGGACTAGTGTTGTGGGCTACTGCAATAGCAGACCCATTGGGGCTGAAGGCTACACCTCGCCCAATACCAGTTGGTAACGTAGCAGGATTAGTATATTTAGTTCCAAAACCTGAACCAGACCAAGGGTAGGCTGTGATATAGGGGCTAGTGGTGTGGGCTACTGCAATACTTAAACTGTCGGGGCTAAAAGCTACGCCATTACCAGTACTAGCTGGTAGGGTAGCTGGATTAGTATATTTAGTTCCAAATCCTGAACCACTCCACGGATAGGCTGTAATAAATGGGGTAATATAGTGGGTTACTGCAATAGCAGACCCGTCAGGACTGAATGCTACGGCGGTGGAGTCACTAGCAGGCAGAGTCGCTGGATTAGTATATTTAGCCCCAAACCCAGAACCAGACCACGGGTAGACGTTAATATAAGAGGTAGAGGCGTAAGTTACTGCAATAGCAGACCCGTCAGGACTAAAGTTAACACCAGTACTAGTATTGGTTGGCATAGTAGCGGGGTTAGCGTACTTAGTACCAAAACCTGAACCTGACCAAGGATAGACTGAAATATAAGGACTAGTGTTGTGGGCTACTGCAATAGCTGAACCATCAGGACTAAAAGCTACACCATTACCAATATTAGGAGGTGCTGTAGCGGGACAACTGTATGTGTTTCCAAAACCAGTTGCCCCCCAGTTATAAGCCACTATATATGGTGCAGAATCAACAGCTACCACAAGCGCTTTTGGTGTAGTGCTGACACCCACATTGCCAGCGGC